CGCGTCACCGTGGGCTTGCGGCCCGTGTCGGTCTGCGAGTAGCGGTCCATGAACATGGACAACTGACCCTCATACGGGCGGTAGTCACCGATGTTGGCGAGTTCAATGCCAGCCTTCTTTGCCTCGGCATTCATGATGTCAAAGGCAAAAGTCGCCCAGTGGTACATCCTTCCGCCAATTGCCGTCTTCTTGAGAAGATTGGCTGGGAGTTTCCCGTTCTGGACCTTTGCGAGTTCCTTGGGGAGTACGAGTTTTATTGAGGGGTATTTCATGCTCTTATTTTAGCATTCAGGCTGGTTTGGCTGGGGCAACCCAGACCACTGCTGGTTCCCAGCCGTCTGTAGCGTCCCTTAACTCTTGACGATACGCAGCCCATGCTGCCTTATCTACCGTGGCGTCTGGGAGTTGCGTCCAGTCTGATTCTGCAAGCAAGCGATTACGCTCGCTGCGCATACGACTGCGGAGTTCATCTGCATCTGGCTCTTCACCAAAGCCAGCAAAGTAAAGAATAACTTCCATTTACGCTCCCAAGAATGTTATTGCAAACCAAGTACGAGAAGGCACGGAAGCCCCAAGAATGTTCAAAGCACCACCAGAGTTTTGATAACTATCCAATGTCAAGACATCGGTAGCCACACAATAAACAATGGCAGATAGATTGACTATTGTTGCAAAAACAGAACCAGCACTAGGTATAAAAACATATGTTAGGTTTGTGCCGTTCAACTGGATTCCTGCTTCTCTTAGACCAGTTGCATTGGCTGCAAACTCAATGGAGCCCTGAACAAGATAATACCCATCTAGCCCAGAAGGAATTGTCATGTCGGTTGAGGTTGGAGCAAAGAAGGCATGAGTGTCGTACTCTTGAGCATTGAAGGAGAGGTTGACGAAAGAGTTGTTTGCTCTGGACAGGTTTGACGACCTGTAAGCCTTTGCTCCTACTAATGATGCAAGATTGGTGCTTACCCATTTTTCACCGTCATATGTCCATGTCTTACCACTATCAGTAAAGATTTGATTAAGTGTGGGTGAGTTGGGAAAATCAATTGCCATTGTTCTCTCCAGCAACTTGCCAAGCCTGCGCCTCGGCTATCAAATCATCTTGACTAACTCCAGCAATATTTGCTGCGTCCTCAAGACCCCATATGCCAAGCACGGCATTCAGTGTAGCCACAAGAGCAATGCCATATAGGGGCTGCTGTGGCTCATCTGGAACCACCACATCCTCAACAATGTTGTGAAGGGGGTGGTCGTGGCTCGGGTCACAATCTTTACAGTACCCGCCAAGGCCAAAAGTAACAATACGGCTCATGCTGTCCTCATTACGACAATGGGGGTTTCTGCTGACTGTACGAGGGTGCCAGCCGTAGCAAAAGCCCCCGTAACAGACGCTTCGTACCAATGCGCGGCGGTGAAGTTGATGGCTCCATTAGAGGGGTATTTTAGAATGCCGAAGTTTATTCCCAACGAGGTTGAGGTAAACGTGTTCGTGGTGGCGTTTGTTTGACTATTGCAGGCCAGCCAGTACCACCCAGCAGGGAGGGTCTGGCTGATTGTGATGGGATAAAACGTGCTGGCGGCGGTGCAGGACACGGTACCAGCGTCAAACCTCACGGTCGCGGGTTCGCCGCCGCCGTTATTGTAGACGCCGAGACGGACGGTGGCAGTACCAGAGAATGTGGAGTGTGTGCGGATGCCGATGCGGTCAAATGTTGTGGATGTACCGATGTAAATGGGGGCGAAATACGTTCGGTCCTCAACCATCGTAAGGCTGGTGGTGCTGGCTGCGACGGTGCCATAATACTCACCAATCTTTCTGCCAGGGTCGTCAATGATTCCAGGAGGACCAATAGGACCAGAACCACCAGCAACCTCAACCCAGAAAGAATCATAATAAACAAATGTTTTTCCAGAGTCTGATTCAAACCACAAATCTCCAGCAGAAGGAGACGATGGAGCAGAATCACTGATAGTTATACTGGTATTTCCGATGTCGTTAAATAGAGTGCCGTCTGCCGTGTACTGCCAAGTGGAAGTAGGTTCATTCCATCGGATGGAAACATTTGAAGCGGTACCACGCTCAACTTCTATTCCAGAAGTCAGTGTTGTTGGCGTTCCCGTATAGCCGTAGTTGAGGGTAATGATGTTGTCTTCAACATTGAGATTTGTTGTCTCAATTGTCGTGGTTGTTCCTTGGACGGTAAGGTCACCTGTAACGATTAGATTGTCGTCAACCGTTACTGTTCCGCCAGCGGAATCAATTGTGAGGTTTCCAGTAGATGTATCAATTTCACCTGCAGCGGTAACGCCAATTTTGACATTATCGGCTGTTAATCCAGCAAAAGTGGGTGAATCCGTAGCGGCGACAGCCTGCCCAATTGCGACAGTTGCAGTGGAACCTTCTCCTGGCGTATGGGTGACTGTTACGCCCGTACCAGCGGACACATCAGACACGTAGTTACCAGTTGTGTCCGTACCAAGAGCAACGGAGTTTGCCGCAATAGCCGCCACTCCAGTGTCGCTAATGGTTATGTCACCAGATACGGTTGTATATGTTGGGACACCAGAAGCATTCGCAACAACAATCTGTCCTGATGTTCCAGAAGCAAGTTTTGACAGAGCAATAGCAGCCGAAGCACTTATGTCCCCATTGACAATTGTGCTGTCAGCAATCATCGTGCTGGTAACGGTTCCAGTATCACCAGTTGTGATAAGCGTTCCAGTTGTATTGGGGATTGTTACTGTTTTATCTGAAGTCGTTGGGTCTGCAACAGTCAGTGTCGTCTCAAAAGAATCAGCAGTAGCACCTTCAAAAACGATACTTGGTCCATTAATGGTCAACCCAGCAAAGGTTGGAGAATCCGTAGCGGCGACAGCCTGACCAATTGCGATAGTGGCTGTAGAGCCCTCTGATGGAGTATGGGTAACCGTTACACCAGTACCAGCAGAAACATCAACCATATAGTTGCCAACGGTGTCGGTTCCAAGGTCAATTTGGTCGTTAACCCACAGGGTTCCGTTGTACTTGAGAAAATCTCCAGAGGTTCTACTGGCGATAGAAACATCATGAAGTTCGTCAAGTTCATAACCGTTTTGTGTCGCAACATAAATGATGCCGTTGCTGGTTGCACGAACAACTACACCAATGAAAACTATATGCTCGGGTGCGGTTGGCTTGGTTTTTGTAAAACCGCCATCCTCACCAAGCCACAGAATGTCGCCAGCGTCATAACCAGTAGAAAGGTCAATTCCATCAACATAACCACGGGTAATAATCGGTCCATTTTGACTAGCGGCAATGTTTGCTCCAGCAACACCAATGGTTTTGGACGATGTAGCATCGGAGTCGTTGTCGGCTCTCTTGACTGTCGCGTGGTCGCCTGTAGAACCGAAAAGATAGACGCATGTTCCAGTCGTGATGGTTGTTGACTCAGCATTGCGCACATAAGAAACAAGCGGTATATGGCTATTCACCCAAGATGTTCCGTTGTAGGAAAGACCTTGGAACTCTTCTGGAGAAGTAATAACGACATCCGACAAATCGTCAAGAGCGATTGCGCTGTTGACCCAATTGGTTCCATTGAACTTAAGGAATTGTCCAGTGGTCGCTGAGATAATGACAACATCAAGAAGGTCGTCAAGATTAGAAGAACCACCAGAACCAGTGGCGTCGGCAGCGGGAGCAAACTTCACGCCATCAAACTTGAGAACTTGACCAGTCGTGGCGCCAGTCGGGTCAATCTCAATATTGTCTACATAAATAACTGGAGTCTTGAATGTATCCCCAGACCCAAGAGACAAAGTGTCGGCGGCACTTCTTTCAAGAATGACATCACCAGAAGCAGCACCAGATGACCAAGTGATTCGTCCACCAGCATCAATACGAATGCGGGGATTACTGTCCTCATCAACACGAGCAGAAAATGCCTCGCTACTGGCGCTGGCAAATTCAATACCCGTAAGCGGAGTGCCTACAAACCTGGTCACGACCTCAATCGCTCCTTACTATCGGCCCCTCAGGGCCTTTGATTACTTGCGCCCGAAAGCCTGGTCGTTCGGGTTGAGATAACGCATGATAACTGGCAGTGCAGCCGCCCAGAGGGCGTTGGCAGCAGCCTTGAGGTCACCAGTTGAGGCGTAAACCGCCACACCAGCGCCAAGAACGCTACGAGCGTATGAAGCCAGCATTGCCTTGTGCTCTTTAGTTAGTTTCATTGTTTTCTCCTATCCAATTACGACCACGCGGAATGCGTTGGACGATGGTGCTGTTGAGAATGTGATTGTTACCGTGTCGGCATCTGTGCGAATCGTGTCGGCAATAACCGTGTCATACGAACTCGCATCAAAAACCTGAATGAGAACATCTCTCGTATTGAAAGAGTGAACAAGAGTGAACGATGTGTCCACTCCGTTGCCAACAGTCTTTGCGACCTTGCGAGCAAGGGTTGGGGTAGAAACACCAGAACCTTGCGTTCCCCCAGCGGCAAGGTTGTCGCGGGCACCAGCCTGAGTGGTGGCATTCGTACCGCCATTACCAATCGGTAGTGTTCCAGTAATGGCAGCAGCCTGACCGATATTGACGGCACCAAACTCTGGAACGCCACCAGAACCAGCCTGCAGAACCTGATACTGAGTACCAGCGGCTGTTACATCAAGAGAGTTGGTGCCATCCCCGTAAACAACGCCGTTGTCGGTAAACGACTCAACACCAGTACCACCAGCAGTAACGGCAACCGTAGTCGCGTCCCACGTACCAGTGGTAATCGTGCCAAGCGTTGTGATGCTGCTTTGTCCCACATATGTAGAAGCGATGTCAATGGAGTCAGCATTGGCAGTGATGCGGTCAGTCGTACCGACAACATCAATCGTGTTGCCAGTCTTGGTAAGACCGTTTCCAGCCGTAATTGAGCCAGCACCAGAGAACTGGGCAAAGGCAAGAGCAGTAGTTCCGACAGTAATTGTGCCGTTGGTAGTGAGCACCCAACCAGAATCGGCATTGACGGTTCCCTCTTCAACGAAGGTGAACGCTCCAGGCGTCACCTCTGCTGTGGAGTCAAAGTCAGTTGCGCGAACAGCAGCACCAGACGCTTGAACAACATAAATGCCGTTTTCTGATGCGGTTGACTGGTTCTTGACGAGAACACGGTCACCAGCAACGAGTGTGACTGTTGTGTCAAGCGTATCTCCAGCCTCAAGGTCTGAGGCAATTGTGAGCGGGTCGGTGGTGGCCGCACGAACAGATTGCTTGACATCAAGGCCCGAGCGGGCGGCGTCAACATACGCCTTTGTGGCGGCATGTGCTGGGTCGGTCGGCTCGGCAACCTTGATATTGCCTGCGGAATCGCGCTTGACGAGCGTGGAATTCGTTGCGTCGGATGTCGCGCCGTTGAGTAGGTTCCAAAAAGTTGAAGACAGGAGACCTGCGGAGTCGGTATCAGCGAGATTTAGCGTAATGCTGACTGTTCCATTGGACTCAGTAACAGTGATGGCGTCGGTGTATGTTCCAGCCGCCTGGACGGCGTGAATCATCTTGCGCCATGCGGAGCCCGTGTACACCTTGATGGTGTCCTCGGTGCTGTTGTAAATCATCCGCCCTTCAAAGTTGTTGGTTGCAGGGTCGGATGAAACCGACTCAAAACGACCATTCAGGATTTGATTCTGAACAAGGTCTAGATTTGTTACAAATCTTGTTGCCATTTATTCGCCCTTACGTGAGATATGCAAACCCAGAGAATGCCGCCGTAAATGAAAGAATCACCTGCGTCGTTCCGTTATATGTTACATCACCAACGACGACGGTATCCGCAGAATCCACAACAGTTACCTGCGGCTTTCCCCCAAGAGTGTGGTTGATTGTCCACTCCAGGGCTGGAGAGGCCTGAGTGTGGACATGACGCACGGTGGTGGTGCTGGCCATTCCGCCAGTTCGCACAATGACCTGATTGGGCGCATCTTGTTCAATAATGACTTGACTGGGAGTGTCCTGCTGGACATTTACCCAGTTGGGGCTGTCTTGGTTGATATTTACTGCATTAGGGGTGTCCTGCTGGACAATGACAACATTTGGGACAGCACTTGTCATGGTGCAACCACTCTTGTGACCTCTGGTGAAAGCGTTACCGTTCCCTGAACAACCCTGGACACATTGCCGCTAGCGTCCTCTATCTCTAGGTCATACACGCCGCTTGTTGTGATGGCAGAAGTGACCTCATCGGTCATACTGACCGTGACGACCCCATTTTCGTCATCAATGCTTATTCTTCCGTTTTCCGTCGTACATGTGACTATGGCAGTTGAAGAGTCAATAGTTCTTCTAATCTGCATTCTGGCGGTGTAGCCCGTCAGGTCGTAGTTCAGGTACACCTCGGGGTCTTCTGGGTCTGGGTACTGAATATTAAAGGACCGCACAAAAGTGGTCCCCTGCTCAATCAGCATGTTGTAGATGCCAGCAATCATCTTTTCTCCAAGGTTTTATTTGATTATAGACGATTGTGTCTCCGTCTTATAGAAGGCAATTATCCAAGTTGTCCAACGTCAAGCAGTCCCTGCTCAATATCGTCAAGCGTGAAGATGATTTCATCAACTGCTTCATGAACAATCTTGAAACCTACTGGTCTCGCTGACTCAACGGCAGCCAGGACGGCTGCGCTTACATCACCATCCATAGCAACGTCTGGTGTTTCAGATACCAGAGTCTTGACGGAAATCTGAAAAGGGTCTCCGCTAAATTTGGGTGTAATAACAACAGTTTTAGTTCCAGACAAAACGAATTCCGCTGCTTCCCTGATGGCTTTCCTGCTACCAGCCCCATGCCCGAAGTGTGCAGTTCTGGCCTGCCACCTGGCGTACTCCTCTTCGTCAGCAATGTAAGCCGCGTTATCTGCTGGGTCATAGACGTTTCTTAAAAATGGAGAGCCGATGAATTGCCATATCCAGTTTCTATAAGCGAGATAGAAGTTGTCTGGATGAAGAAGGGCGCTTCTTGTTCTCAAATCATCACGAGAAGTGTTGTATGGCAGTTCACCAGTTTCATACTCAAACCAGTTGGCATACATCTGTGCAGCCTCTGAAATCGGCCATGTACAGATATCCACAAACCTGAAGAGAGGGTAAGTTGGGCTGACGGACTGACCATCAAACTGCCAGTAAAAGTCAGGCATATAAACCTTTGATGCCAGAACCGCTGGAGCATTGATGAATGCGTCGTCATTTACCACGGCTGGCATCGTCATGTAAATCGGTTGAGAGCCATGATTTGAAACTTCAACCTTGGCTGTAACCGTTGTCCCAACTGAGTATTGATAGGTCATTCTGTTGGAGCGAACAACACTCCAGACGGATGCATTGTGTGCTTTTGTCTCCCCAGCAACTATCTCTGAGTTTTTGTATATTTTCGTTTCTGTCTGTGCAGCATTGACTCCAAACTTAAAGACAGACGTAAAGACAATGTTGAGTCCGCTATCTCCCTCCAGGATTCCGTTTGTTGCATTCGTACTAATAGTTACTGGCGCAGAGGATGAAGGAATAATCTTCATCACATATCTATTACTTACAAAGAAGTCATCATTGATGAGCGATGCGGTGCCGTTGGTAACTGTCCAATAAGTTGAAAGATTGTAGTCAGCAATAGGCAAAGGCGCGCCAATAATATTGACGTTGTAGAGAGCCTGTCGCTCTGTGAGTCTCTGGAGCGTCCTGGCCATGGCTACTGATTGACAGTTAGGTTGACCGTTATGTTTACAGATGCAATTTCTGGAAGAGTGCCTTTCTGTGCAAACTCCGCTTCACCGCTGACTATTGTGGAGTTAGCATCGTTATTACTCAGCGTAATTGACGAGACAAATAGCACTCCAGGTACGTCACTAATTACTGGAATGAGGGAGTTTCTGCGCAGTTTGTCAGTGAAGGAATATGAAGAAGCATTAACTGCAACATCAACCGCTTCCTTGATATTTTCTTCAACAATGAGCGGGTCAAATGCTGGGTCATAGACGGCATCAATGGTGGCGTCCAAATCTGCTAGCACGACATCAAGAACACCAATAGTTAAGCCAGCGATTGCCCTATCGGCAACTTCTGTAAGAATCTCGTACTTGACTGCGGAAGACAAAGTTGCTCCACGGCCATAAACGAAGATGGTGATATGTCCAGGTTCGGCAGCGTCGGCAAAGTCAAGGCCACCAGTATGGTCTGTCAGGTCATAAACCTTTACCCTACTGACTGCTGGAAACGTGGACAGAATAAACGCCTCAATCTGTGAAGCCTTACCAAACGATGAAGACAAAGAGCCTATGTACGTTGATGCACGGTTCAGATACTCGTCATCAGATTCTGGCTCAATTCCCTGTTCTGTTGTTGAGTCAATAGTGGCCGTATAAATGTCAGCATTAGTAGATTCAATGGCAAGAAGAGAACCGTTATCTACTGGAAGAAGAACAAGAGCCTCTGTACCCCTTGCCTCAACTATTCCAGTCGGAAGGGGGGTATTGCCAGTATTTGTTATTGCTGCAATCTGCAACTCTTCCGTAGTCTCAAAATATACGGTTATTGGCGGCTCCAAAAGGTTAAAGTCGTATCTCAAGAGAGTTCCAGCCTCAATAACTGCTCCATCGTGAGTGGCGGCAGTGAATTCAACCTCAATGAGTGGGAATTCCCCTTCATTTCTTGGTACGCCAAGAAGATTGAGAACACCACTCATCAGTCTGTTGGGCAATGAATTGATGGCACTCAGGTTCGCAGAGCCAATATATGCACATGCCTGAAGAATTGCATCCTCTGGCGTGCCCTGACGAATAGTCAGTTCTGGCATCAACAGACGGGCATACTCAAGGGATTCTAGATAAATATCCGATGGAGCCTCATTAAAGACCGTGAGGTCAATGTAGTCAGAATAATCAATTGGCATCGTCTGCGACCTCTCGTATGTCAAAAGTGAATTTTACAGAGTATTTGCCAGTCTTTTCGTTAACACTTGAGGATACGTCCCTAACATTGACTTCTGGAACAAATCTTGCAGCATTGTAGATAAACAACCCGCCGTCAAGGCCATTGAATGCAGGGTCGGCAACACCAAAGTCTGGGGTCAAAGGATTGTCCCCAGGCTCAGTGAGCAGGGCAATTGTCAATAGTTGTCTGTAATAATCGTATGTTCCTTCTTCAAGTTTATTGAAACCAGTGGAATCAAAAGAAATCGGAAACTTTATGGTGTCCATCTAAACATTCTCCCACATCATTGACCTACAGCGAGATAAGCCTTGTGGTAGTTAGGGAATATGGGTAAGTACCCGCATTGTTTGCCTCGCAGGAAACAACGACATGACCATCACTTAGCACGGCATCAAAAGTCAATCTACCGTGAACTGATATTGTAGTTTCTTCATCATATTGCATTCGCTTGACGTATGGCGTTCCGCCGACAATCAGAATGACCAGTTCTTCGTACAACTTGCCTATAGTTTCATTCTCTAGCAATAAGCACAACTTGGTTGCCGAGTTGCCCTGAATCGGATGGCGATAAATCTCAACAGGCGTATCATCTTCGTCAAGTGTTGATTTTATGATTTTTGGATTTATGTCCAAGTCTGCAATGACAATTATCTCTGATGTTCCAGAGTTCATAAATGCCAACACCACCTGCTGCTCTGGTTCAATACGGGTTATTGCTGATTGTCCAGCAATTCTCAGTGGACCATAATGAGAGTTGAGTCGTGGGACAAAGACATTGACCCTTCCATCCGAGAGCATGGACTTGACAACGCCAACGTAGAGACCCCCTGGAGCAAGCGGGTGAGATGAGGCCTTTTCCCTGTTAACAAACTTGGTCATGTCAGCAACCGTATCCCACTGGGACAACCCCAGCAAGAATGCTCCGATATGAGGTGGGAAACTTCTTCTGTATCACGATGGGGGCCAACTGAAGAAGTTGCTCAACCCATGACCTTGCTGCGCTTTCGTCGGAAAATTTGCCTAGGTGCTGGTCATCAATCCCGTATTTGGTGATTGCTGCTGCTTCTGAAAGAAGTGCTGGTGAGCCACTCTGGCACCAAACCCTCTCCAGAACAACATAATCTCCAGAATCTACATGGATAAATGGTCGCGTTGTAACGGCTCTTCTATTTTCAACATAGATAGGTCTATCCCATAGAGAGATGTTTCCAGCCTCAATGATGAACGATTCATCAAAGTTGGGCGCTGGGTAAACCATTGGTCGGGCGGCGGTCGGCGTCGGTGACTGCCTGTAAACAGGTCTTACTGTTCCTACGTTGGCGGCAGCAACAGGAACTGCCCTATCTCTCTCAGTTCCTCTATAGATTTTATATATGTTGTCTACAACCGTGCCGATAGCAATGTCTTTTATTTTTTCATCTTTAAGTTTTGTTGGAGTTCTAAAAGACACCGATACTGGGTCCGTGGACTGCTCGCGATAGGAAACCTGTGTGACAAGATATTCTCCAGCAAAGTTCGGAATGTTAATGAATTTCACTGTCATGCCAGGACGCATTCTCGTGCCATTCATCCTTTCGCAGTTGAAAGAACCATCAGCAATATAGGCGTCATTGTCTGACTGAGTGATGCTGGGTATTTCAATAAGTCTGAAATCTTCGGTCATAGTGGATGAGCCAGGCGGCCAAGACATTGGGATAAAGCGCTTGTATGGCCTGAATTTAGGATTACCGTTTTTATCCAGAACCGCCCTTCCCCTCGCGTCAAAAATTTGATTTCCTCCACTGGCGTGTGTGCCCCATTTGTTCAAAAGCCATTTTTCCTGCCCAAAATAAAGAACTCCATCTGCCTCAAAGAGCACAAATTCTGCTTCGTCAGCAATGCTCTTCATTGCGTCCCATGTAGAGGTTGCCTGCTGTGAGCCATTGGCGCTATTGATTTTGTAACTCTTGTTGGTGTTTTGTGTAACTGGAAAAAGCCCGTACCTTCTGGCAGCATTCTGAACAAATTCACTTCCAGAACCTTTGATATTTTTTGGTTCTCTGTCTCTCTTCATCTGCTGAACAGCCTTGGGACGAGCCTTGATGGTCCAAGTCGGTGAATTGCTTCCATTCTGGCCAACAGTCACAGATGCCATTTCGTAAAAAAGGCTTGCTCTTGCGAATTCTCCACCATCTGCATAGTTGCTAATAAATTTGCCAAAACTATTCACGAGAAACGGCGAGACGGTTGATGCTGTAAAAATGACTTCTCTACCAACGGTGAAGTAACCGTTTTCCGCCATCTTGAACTGGGGGTCAATGACCTGAAAAGAGATTTGACTGGCCTCATCAATGGAGTAATTGACATCAAGAGATGTAATTGCCTCTGCTATTTCCTGAACTTGCCGTGTTGATAGAGAGGCAATTTGAATTGAGTTCTTATCAAGCATGGCTGATTACGGCTGCTGTGTCCTGGGGATAGGTATTGTCCACGAATCGCTATATAGACCGCGATTATTGGCTGCTGGTGGTCTGTTTGTTGAAGTACTCGGTGGTCTCTGTTGTGACTGAATGGGTGGCAGTTTTGCCAATTGAGTGACTGGCTCAACAAACTCAGTTAGCGTCATTGATACTTCAGCAGCGCTTGCATCCATTATGCCGCTTGGCAAGAATCTTGATGTTGTTACGCTCATGTCTGCGATAACAAACTTTGCTCCAGACTTATCCTCAATGAATGGAAACCGCATTGTATTGGTAAGATACGACTGAAAATTAATCAGTGAAACTGGATGCGGCGCTCCAGCAATTGCCCTGATTTCTCTTAGTTCTGGTTCAATGCTTGAGAGCAATCCATCACGAGGAATACTTGAAGGGGAATCGTCTATCAACCTGTCTGGTGATACATCGGCGGCAATAAGGAACTTGAAAGAAACTTTTAATAGATTGTATTTTGCCCAGTCAGTAATAGCAAAGTTTCCTGGCCTATCAACTTCGTTCCACGCAGCATTGACATTGCTGTACTGGAAGGAGTTGGGAATAATTTTGAGGAGAAATCTGCGAGTAACCTGTTGAGGATTGCCGTCAGCACCAGTAATGACAAATCTCTGCATAAGGTATGGCTTATTCGCCAATTCCGACGGAGACGGTCCAAACTGCAGTCCTGGACCAAAGTCAACAGTAATAGGTGCTGGCTGTGGTCTTGGAGTGAATCTCGCAGGAGGTGCTACTGCTGGCGCACCTGGTCGCCTAGACGTTCTTGATGAAGAGGAGGAACGACCGTTTGAGTTAGCCGCTTCTGCTGCTCGCGCGGCTTGTGCGAGTCTTTGCAGGTCGCCCATCTCAAACATCCGCGCATTCGCTGCAGAAGAAGGTACTGAAACTGTCGGAGCCCTAAATTGATAGTTAGTTGTAACCGCACTCAGGCTGTTTGTATTTCCAGTTATTGTCCTTCCCCTGTACACAAAACTGTAACTTCTAGACAAAGGTGCGCTATCAAGAATTAGCATTGTTATTCTTGGATTGGGGCCAGCGCTGACCAATTTTGTATTATTTTTTTCAGTGCTTCCACCAGCAAATGATGGTATAAACCTCGTGACTGACATCGCCCATGTTCCATTGTTTTGAATTAGTTGCCTGAATATTGGAAAGCGTATGTCGTATCCCGCTAAATTGGAACCATTACTATTACCGTCAGTTATCAGAAAGTCTCTGAGAATTGTTTCGCCAGTGCCTCTGAAATATTTTTTTTGTCCTTTGTAATTAACGGCAATCCATCTTCCTGCTCCACCGAGATTCTCAAAAACCGCCCTACCTGTAACACGTGTCTGCATTGTCGGAAGAGTGCCATCATAAACTGAATCAGGAATAGTTATTTGAGTTGTCACTTGCGTTCCCTCTTGTCCCTTTGTGTTTCTTCAATCTTTCGCATCACGACATTAGCAACCACTTCTGGGTCGGATGAATTGCTGGACACAGTAAAATTGTAGTTATTGTAGGTTGACCCGCCAGTGGCCATCATTGGTCCTGGAGTTGTCATGGCTGGAACGGCTGTGTCACCAACTGGGCCTGGAACGACGTGGAGATGCCTACTGGCGTTAGTCCCATGGAACTCCGCAAATCCACCAGTGCTCTGAACAAGTTGCTGATATCCCCCAAGGTTCTGCCCAGTTAGGTCATAGGCCCTTCCCGTCACATGGTCAGAGTTCATGGAGCCGAGTCCCCAGTTTCTCCATGCAGAAGTAACATTTCTCTTGCCAGTCAACATGTCGTCCATTACTGAGTGACGGTTCATTGTTACTGCTAGGCGCGAGGATGTTGTGTCCCCAATGCCAGCGCCGCGAGGGGTTGCCGTATCGTTGTTTTCATCAACAAATTTAATAAACTTATCAGTCATCCAGTCTGGTTTTTCTGTATATTTTGCAAATACTTTGTCAAACTCTTTGACCAGCGCTTCATATTGTGTCTTGAGTTCAGTTGGAAGTTCATCTAAATTGTCACGGGTAGTATCTTCTGTGGCCACTGTTGTGAGTCCAACGCCAAAATTTTGAAAGAACTTTAGTGGGTCGCCACCAAATTGGTTAACGGAACCAGTTGTAATTTGTGCAAACAACTCTGGATTGGTTGACAGAAGACTAGTTAGTGCAGTCGTTAGGCCGCCAACATCACCCAACTGCCTTCCTTCTGGAAGGGTATTTTGTATCTGGTCAATGATGCCTGGAACTGCTCCGCCAGCAAATTCTTTTATAACAAGCATAAGTTCATCTTGAACAGAAGCAAATTGCCCTTGCATTCCCTCAAATGGTCCGCCCTTCTGGAATGCGGTTGCATTTGGACCAAAAAAACTCGTAACTAGTTGAGCCATGGCAAGGTCGCCACTACCAAATTGGGCTATCAATGCTGGCATTGACTCTTTGAAGAAATCTAGAATTTGTTTCTCTCCACCACCACGCTGAAGTTTGCCAGACAATGCTTTCGCCATTTCATCAAGAATTTTAGGTGCTTCTTTTTGCTTGATGATTTTGTCAAACACGCCTTCAGCAGATGCGTATGCCTCTGTGAAGACGTTTTTCATTTGTTCCGCTGTCTTGACTTGCAATTTGCCCATTTCCTCAAGGGCTTCCATCGCTGTCTGGGTTCCGTCAAGGAGATTTACTCCCATGGTCTTTGCTAGCGCAAGAATTTGGTCTTCTGTTTGACCAGTGTAATTCTGCAAGAACTGCATTTTGGTATTGAAAGAGTCCATGACAATTTCGCTTGCACCCATCTGGGCATTGGTCTGCTTGATGTACTCAGATACTGCGGTATCTGGCTTTTCCATCATGTCTTTCAATTGGCTCTCAGTGATTTTGATGCCAAGCGTTAGTTGATTGTCAAAAAGGTCCTGCAATAGTTCTTTGTTTTGCGCCCTGTTTCCCATTCCAGAACGAACAACATCTCCGAATGACTGTGCTTGCGACTTTTGTTTTTGCAGTGCTTCCCTGATTGGGTTAGCACCCCTCCCTGGGCCAGCCATCAGTTCGGCAATAGCAAACTCTGCAGCACCAGTAGTAATGCTTGTTAGGGTATCAGTAACTGCTTTCCTGGCCATTTTTGCTTGTGTTTTGCTCTTATTGGTCCAGCCCCTAATTGCTCCAGCAATGCCACCAAGAGCGGCTCCGACCATTGCCCCAACTGGTCCTCCAACCATGGCACCGAGTGCGGCTCCACCGCCAGCGCCAGCCAGCGCTCCACTCAAGCCACCCTGGGCATTCATGGCGGCACCAAGGCCGCCGACTGCCAAACCAAGCATCGGATTGATTTGGGCAGCCATGCCGCCGAGCGCAAGGGCACCCTGCATCTCGGCTGGAGCGACGGCACTCAGCATTCCAAGTCCCATGCCGACTCCCAGTTTTGCTCCACCGCTTTGCTGGAATTTTTGAAGCCCCTGGTTTCTGTATCTTGCCCTTCTTAGGGCCTGCATGGTGCTGCTTCTTTGAAATGCAGTCGGCTGTTGCGCCCCTTTCTCTATTCTCCTGTACTCAGCCATGTCCATGGGGCCGAACTGCTGTGATGCATAGTTGCCGAATCTTGTACCGACATTTGACATGAATCCTCTAAAACCACCACGACCAGCAGTGCCAGCGGCAGCGGCAGCGCCAGTGCTGCTCCTCAGGCCACCGCTTCTTACCCCCATGCCTTGTCTTTGTGCTGCCTGTTGCTGCATTGTGGCGAAGTTTGAACCATATGGTCCATAACTTCCAGCAGGTGCAGAACCAGCAGCGCCAGCACCCACACCTATAAATCCACCTCTGGTGCCAGCCAACTTTCCTCCAAGTTGACGCATTCCAAGTAGGGCAAATAGACCGCCAAATTGCCCCATGCCACTAAACATGCCAAACATGCTGGATGTCAGGTTAACTACCTGTGTAAGTCCGTCAACGAGTCTGTTAATGAACGGCAGAAGGGTTCTATAAAGTTTGCCAATTTCCCCAAAAAGTTTCAATATCGCAGAAACAAGTTTGCCCATCTTGTCGCCAAACTCAACGACTTCCCCCCTGTTCTCCTGAAGCCATTCATTGAAGTCGCCAAACTTTCCAGAGACAGTCTCCTTGATGGGCTGGAACGCCGCCTTTAGGGCGTCCTCAATGACGCGAGCACCCTCAATAAACGGTCTTAGGGCTTCTTTTGTGTCTTCCCATCCCTGTCTGAACTTTGCCCACCATTTGGAAATGCCCTCAAAAACTCCCTCAGTTCTTTCAGTGTATTGGTAGATAATTTTTGAATAGAGTCTTTCTATCTTTTCTGCAACATTGACAATTCCATCAGTGAACGAGTTGATTCCCCTCTTGGAGAGGGCTGGGATTGTTCTGATGAACATTCTATTGAAGATGTTCATCAACTCGCTCATGGCCTCTTTGACTGGCGCAAGAAACTGCTGTCCAAGGTCAGCAAATCTTCCGCGAACAATGTTGAAGTACCCCTTGAGTTGGTTAATGAGGGTTCCGCTCACGGCGTCAAACTGACCACTCACTCCACCTAGCGAAGACAACTGGCCGCTATTGATGGCATTGATGAGTTCTTCTCTTGTATTGATTCCCTGCTTCTTGGCTTCTTCAAGAGCCTTTTTCATTGCAGGGCTTGATGCTTCGGCTGCTTTCTTGATAGAACCCCAGGATGACTTGGTGTCCTGGAGCAAGCCGATGAGTTCTCCAGCCTTCTCAACACCTTGCTCAAGTGGCTGACCAGCAGCCGCAAAGTCCATGAGTCCTCTAAGGAGTTGCTGACTATTTGCGGTCCATGTTGAGTTCTTGGATACTGCAGCAAATGCCTTGTTGAGATTCTCAACACCGATGAAAGCCATCTCACTGTCGGAACTAAGAGCCCTCATCAGAACTCTCGTCTGGTTCAGCCCAGAGCCGAACTGCGGAAGAGTATTGGTCTTGTAGGCGTACATTGCCGCCTGTTGTTCTCTCAATGCAGCAGCAACTGTTGACAAGGCAAAAACAAGTCCAGTAGCCGCAGCGCCAGTGGCATCAAGGGCCCATCGGTAGGCTTTCATTATCCCCTGACCAGCGGCAAACAGTCCATGGATACCAACGAGCGAGACGCTGAGAATCGCTAGTTCGGCAATAACGGCTTTGGTGGCAAGTTTCATGCCCATTTGCATGCCCTTGCCGAACATCTTGGTCAACTTGTCAAGTTCATCAAAGTGCTTCTTCCAGACCACTTGCTGCCCATTGAGCATTCCAGTGAGGTTTTTTGTACTGCTCCGCATGCCAGAATGGGCATTGATGCGGTCGGCAGTGCGGGCAATTTCTTTGAGTTCCCGATTGACTCTTTTTGCGCCACGAACGTCAGAGTTGACTTCAATCTTGATTGTGACTTTTTCGTCAGCCATGCCATCTCCGTGCGCAACGACGCGAAGACCAAGAAACTACTTGTTTTTCTTGGCCTGTTCTTCGCGGTCTCTGGCAACCACTTTAGCACAAGCAAGCCTAATGACCCATTCGTCATCAGTTGAGTCAAGAATCCTGACTGGGTCAGTTCCGAAGACTTCTCCCAGCCTCGCGGCTGAGATAATTACAGCCTCATCGGCTAAGTCTTCTATGACCCCTTCGTAGGGTCCACGGTATCTACGGTCTCCCCGTAGCCAGCCGCATCAAGAATCGCGAGGGCAGCAGCCTCAATATGTGGGTCAATTCCGAAGAATGCACGAACTGCCTCTGGGATTGGACGGCTAGTATCCGTCATCTCCATGATTACTGGAGAGGCAAAGTTCAGCGGATAGCCCTCTTCGTCCATGACCTCTTCGCCGTCAAAGGCGATTCCGACGGTGGTGTGTCCGATTACCGAACAAGCAAAGCGGGTGGCATCCATGCCGTTCTTGCTGTCCTCGCCAGCAGCCTTGCGCCAACGACGCATATCATGCTGACTGATGTTAGGGGAGATGATGAGGGTCACATTCGGACGCTCTGGAACCTCAAGGTGAACAGTCTGGCGCTCAACCTTCTTGGAGATTGTCTCCTTCAGGCGGTCAAGGACAGTTGGCTGCGCAGGGGCCGACTTGGCGCCCTTCTTTGGCTCGGGGGTTTCTTCTAGGTAAAGGGAGTTTTCGCTCATGCCAGAAACCTAGCACACAGCACCCACCCCGTGGGAAACTACCCTGTAAAGAGATTAACTAATCAGGCGTTGGTGCTAGGACCAGTGACGTTCTGGACCGAGAAGGTCAGAGCAAACGTCGCTGGGGCACCCGATGAAGAGTCGCCGTCTGGCTCGGTCAGGCCAACCAGGAGGCAGTTGCTGTAGATGCGGTCGTTGCCGTTCACCTTGAGGTCACAGTCGTATGTAGCAACCGTGATGTTGTAGTAGGCCTTGCCAACTCTGTCGCGGAGTAGACGCAGTTTGTAGGCAATACCATTGTAGTCATCAGACGGAGTTACGTCATCGTCAAAGTGGGCGGTTAGCGTGATGTCGCCAATCTCGTATGGGGCGCACAGCACCGTCGGGAACTGAGCACCACCCTCGTAGATTTTCTCCACAGACGCGGTGATTTCTCCACCTGACACCTGGGCAAAGCGGAACTCATTCCACTTTGGGGCCCCAGTGGTCACTGGGTCAATTGTCGCAAGGACCTGTCTCTGGGATACTTTTGCCATTGTTTATCTACTCCTAGACAATAGATGTAGTCAGGTTGGACTTGACGATTGTGACGTTAATCTTGTCGCCAATGCTGGACACCCTGATTCCAACCTCGGCCTTGATGGTGCCATCGGCTAGTTGGGTGAGTGGGTTGATGGATGGGTTGCACTTGACCGTGTAGCCAGGGTCAACCTGAACACCAAAGGCATCAAACGATGGGTACAGGGCGCCGAGGTTCTTGAGACCCTCAAGGAGACTCACAAGGCGCGACTCCACCGAAGCCAGGACGATGTTTCTGCCGTCAATGACAGAGAACACCAGGTCCTCAAGCGAGGTGAAGGCTTGCGTCACCACTGAGTTCAGAACATCCTGAGCAGTGTAGAAGCGGAAGTTGGCGACATCAGACGAGCATGAGCGTGCACCGTAGATACGGATGGTGTTGCTCAGAACGCGGATAGCGTTGACCTTGCCGTTGTCAAGAAGGTCGCCGTTGGTGCGGTCAATATCTGTCTCAACTCCATTGACGAAGCGCGAGCGTGACATCAGGCCAGCAGCAGGAGCGTGAGGTCCAGTCTGGTTGTGAGCCTGCGCACGCTTGGCAGCCACATAGCCAGTCGGAGGAATCAGGCGATTCACGCCATTCACGCTAGTCGGCACATACACCCACGGGAAGTAGTAGGCCGCGTGCTCGGCATGCTCAAGGTCGGTGATTTCCTCAGCATCAGCAATTACCGTTGACACAGAAGTGCCAGAGGCTGAGTGGAGAAGGGCGATTCTGCTGTGAGTGTTGGCGTGCTCAACCAGACCCTCTTTTACCGTGTCGGAGGTATTCTCCACAACCGCCACGGCGCCATCGCC